TAGAGCGTAAGTATCTTGAGAAAATGTATCAAGAAATGCTCGATTTTGGAAACCAGTGCAATGTTATTGCGCCAGAACTTGATCCTCCAAGGGAGTATAAGTATATGCCTATTCTTCCTAGCGACAAAATTTCCATTGTAGGAGATTTGCCGCCCAATATTGTTTATCGTCAAGCTGACAAAACTAAAATTGTTAAATCATTTTTGTATGAAAAAGTTTTTCCTGCTGTTACACAACCTGCTGTTTTGTCGCCCCGAAATGGTGTTGATCCATTGCGTCTGGGATTATTGAAGCAATTTTCCCCTGAAAGCGTTATGCCTTTAGACGTGTTGGAGTTTTGTGCGCGTGATCTTTCTAATGTAATTGGAAGTTTAAATTCACCGTATAAAAACACACCATATTTAAATGATCATGTGAATGTGAATGGTATCATTGGTGATGTGTATATTCGACGATTGAATATGCAATCTTCATCAGGATATCCTTGGGTTCTAGAGAAGGGTTCGAATTTTGGTAAGAAATTCTTGTTTACCGGAGAAGAAAATAATCTGGTAATGGTACCCCGCCTCAAAAACTCGATGGATAAAATGGAAGAATCCCTAAAAAAGGGGACGATTCCGCCAATCATTTTTGCGGACATGAAGAAGGACGAAAGGCGACCTCTTGAAAAAGTGGAAGCTTGTAAAACTCGCATTTTTAGTTGCGGTCCTGTAGATTTTAATTTGGTTGTTCGAAAGTATTTTTTACCTTTCATGGCTCATTGTATGCATAATCATGTTTTTTCTGAAATTTCTGTTGGCATTAATCCTCATTCTGATGAATGGGGCCTTTTTTTTAATTCATGTAAACGTGTAGGCCATTTTTGGATTGCAGGTGATTATGGCGGTTATGACAAAAAGTTACCATATCAAGTCACCATGACTGCCATGAATATAGTTAATCATTTTTTTTAAAGAAGAAGATAACGGTGTAAGAAATAGTATCGCAGAAGCGATGTTTAGTTCATATCATTTAGCATCACGTACTGTATATAAAACTCATAGAGGAATGCCATCCGGCGTTGCTGTTACAGCTGTTTATAACTCATTGTGTAATTCACTATTATTTCGTTTTGCTTTTTTTTGTATTTGCATCGAGAATAACGTTGATCCATATTTATATTTTTCCTCTTTAGACGATTATTTGGCTATACGAACTTATGGAGACGATCATATAATTCGTGTTCATAAGGACGTTTCTTTTTTTAATATGATATCCATATCTCAATTTTTCTCTACCATTGGCCTGGAGTATACAACCACTTCCAAAACAAACATTTCAGTACCGTTTGTTGAGGAGAGTGAATTGTCATACCTGAAACGCAAGTTTGTAAAGCGCAAAGGTGTGTTGTATGCTCCGTTGGAGAAAGATAGTATAAATGAGATGATCA